TCTATTGTTGATAAAATAATAAATTGTAACACTCTATAAATGAAACCATCTAAACCAAGAACAAAGAAAATAATAGAAACTATAATATTTTATGGCATACCAATTTTAGTAGGAATTTTATTAGCTGAATATTTGCCCTAATCAATAACTAATGGAAAAACTATTTAAACAACTTGAAAAAGAAATGATGAGCAAGAAAGGCTTTGGTAAACCTTGTATAAATTACAGCCCTTTATGTATCAATTGTATTGCTTGGAAAAACTTTAATGACCTTAAATATTTATGGAATCTATGATGGAAAAATTAAACCTTAAAAAGGAATGTGCTACTTGCTCACCTGAAAAATACCTCAATGTGCCTTCAGGTTCCACTGTGCCTATATGTGAAATGTTGTATTTGCCATACGGCTATTCGGATTATTACCCCCTCTTTTCAAGAGAGAGTGGAGGAGGAGTTTGATGAGAAGTTTTTAGGCAAAAAAGGCGGTATTTATATGCCAGAAAATAAGTATAATGAAATAAAACAATTCATCTCCTCCGCCCTCTCTACTCAAAAGAAGCTCTTGCTGAAAAGTCTCCCAGGGAAGAGAGAAAATTGTGGTGATTCAGGTGAAGAGGGTTTATGTTATAAATGCGAAGGATTCAATTCAGCCTTAGATATAGTAAGAAATAAGATTAAATTATTATGAGCTTTATAATGTCTGTGTTAAAATGTGAAGATTGCGGGGCTGAAATGAACATAGCTCTTGGAACTTTCGGCTCTGGTATGCCAGAAAAATGCGACTGCGGAAGTAAGAAATTAAAACATTATAAAGATGGTTGGAATTATGTATCTTCCAAACAATGAACATTTTAAAAATAAGATTTTAAGGAAACTTTCTTTAGCAATAAAAGAAATAGATTTAAAATTACACATAAGAAGAAAAGGTATGAAGTCAGAAGATATTAAAAAAGCATACGAACTATTAAAAAGTGCAAAGACTTCGGATGATAGCGATTTATTTGCATATTGCGACAAATGTAAAGATGGTCATTTTAGTTTTGAAGCAAGGAAAGATTGTTTTAATAATTTAGAAGAAAAGGTGTGATAAAATAGAAGTATGAATAAGACCAAAACAAAAAAACCTGACTTAAATACAAAAATTGGGAAGTATTATCTCGCAACCAAAACCGGTGTTACAAAACAAGAAGCCCAGCATATAGCCGGGTATTCGTCAGATACTAATTCTACCAGTATAGAGAAGTCAAAAACCTTTCAGGCTATCCAAACATACTTCAAAGATGAGATGATGACTCAGTCATCGATGCAAGAATTAGCCGGTGAACTCCTAAAGAATATCCGTCAAGATGCTGATAGATCTGCGAAGAATGCAGCAATCAAGATAGCCCTTGACAAAATTGAACCAACTGGTGCAACCAACATCGACATAGAAGCAGAAAAAGTCATGGTCGTTCTACGCTGAATAAGCAAAATCAAAGGCCCTATAATCGCTTATAAGGCCTTTTGTTTTACTAACTTGATCCATCTATCCTTTAAATACTATCTCTAACTCCTCTATTGGTTTGATCCTAGCCCTTACCTTAGCAGAAGCCTTGGCCATCATTCGTGCATAAGCACTCCTCTCTTCGGCTGACTTTTTAGACCACCTAATTTTAGCCAGTATTCTGGCTGCTTCATTCTTTTCCATTATTTGAATAAGGCTATTACTAATAATATCGAAAGGACTACAAATACAATACCCAGCTGTCTATTGATAAACTTCTCTTGATTCTTCCTCTTTTGATATTCTCCAATCATAATTTTAATTCAATTTCCAATTATTTTTAAGAGTTCGACTAGGCTCGAAGAGCCGTTAACTGGGCTCTAGTAAGAGTATACACCAGCATACGCAAGCTCGACAAGAAGAACAAGTGTGTATAACCAAATACAACACAATACAACCAATTTCGTCAAGCACCGAATATGGTATAAGAGCCATATATTATATGCTATAATAGATGGATACAACTCTTGAATAACACCTTTTAAGCAGTGAATGAAGAGCGTCTGAAGATAGCGAGACTGCCGAGCAGTGGACTATCAATAATCAGGGAATGACCTGATAAAGAGAAGGGTAATAAAACAAGACATCAGACAAGTAAACAGCAATAACACCAAGAGATATGTAATCTTGCTCTTCCTTGGCATCTTGATCAGAGTGTAATTATATACAATGTATATACAAAGACTAGCACAGTAGCGAGATCATAGACATAGACTAAGTTCCTCTACACACACAATCTCATAAAGTATCATCCAGCGTCGCACAATATACATTGTTGGTAATGTGTAAATGAAAAATAACCAATATATTGAATGTTTTTTGAGTAATTGATACGGGGGGAGGGTAGACGAGTGAGAAAGTTATTAGAATACTATAATATAGCCCCTTCCCACATTCTAAAAATACGACTTTACTACACAATGAAAAATCAATTAAGTCAATAAATAAAAGGTTAAGGTATTAATAAATATTTGGTGTGGGGTCTCGGGGTATAATTAAAAGATTGTGGCAAATTATAAATCAGCTTGGGTAAAGTTAGGTGAGGAACTATTGGCGGGAAAGAAGATTGATAGAATAACCCTCAAAGGAAAGGAATTTAGATTCTCTTATACGGAGGATGAGTTTAAGGCTATCGCTCTTAAGAATAATTGGGATACTGATAGGGCGGAGGAATATTCAAAGAAGTTTAAGACGGTTCAGGGGGATTTCATTTGTGATTTTAAGAGTGATTTCTGTTTGAACTCCGGGGGGTATGGTGCGGGTAAATCATTGGCGCTTTATATAAAGTTAATTCTCTTCTGTAAGTGTTTCCCTGGTAATAGGGTTCTTCTTGGAAGAAAGACGTTGAGTGATATTGATAGGGCGGTGTTGCCGGAACTCTTTGATTTAATTCCAACCTCCTGGTATGAGCATAGGGTGAAGGACGGTTTGATTAACTTCTCTAATGGGAGTCAGATTATTCTCTTTGGATTGGATGCTATGCAGTCAGGAAATATTGCGGATATTAAGAAGGCTCAACAGAAATTAAAATCACTTAACCTCGGAGCTTATTTTATAGACCAATTGGAGGAGGTTGAGTATGAGGTTTTTGAGGTATTGAATTCTCGTCTTAGAAGGAATGATGTTCCAGTAAGACAGGGTAATATGGACTGTAATCCGGCTAACTTCTGGGCTTATCATTTCTTTAAACATAAACAGAAACGTAATGATGATGGTAAGTGGGTTGATGATCCGGGAAGCACCTCAGCTCTTTATGAATCTTCTATGTTATATAACCCCAATCTCCCTGGGGACTACATAAGAAAGCAGTTGTCAATGGGTAGTGATTATGTCAGGAGATTTGTTCTCGGTGAATGGACTACTGATGTTCTCTTAAAAGGAACTGTATTTGCTAGGGAGCATATTCAATTCCTTGAGACCATGAGGAAAACTCCAATTAAGATTGAAGAGGGATGCGAGATTTATGAGGATGTAAGGGATGGTGTTTACCAAATGGGTGTAGATCCATCAGAAGGAATTGTAGACCCATCTTCTATTTCGGTTATAGATCAACAGGGAAGAAAAGTAGCCAAGTTTAATGGGAAGGTTCCCATAATCGCTTTGGCTGATAAGGTGAAATTTCTATATTACAAGTATCGCAAACCACTCATCATACCAGAATCTAATTCAGCCGGTGCCGCTTTAATCAGAGAGATAAGAGACCTCAATGTTTACAAACGAAAGAAGACAGAATATAAATACGATAAAGAAACTGAGGTTCTGGGATTCAGGATGTCTTGGGATTCCAAACAACAGTTAATCTCCAACTTTGCCAGACTTCTAAGGGAAAAAAGGGTGAGGATATTCGATGCCAATACCATAGAAGAAATGAAGTCTTTCATGTGGAGTAATGAAGCTACTATGCAGGGGGCGGGTGCTGCCAAGGGATTTCACGATGACGATATTATCTCTACTCTTCTTGCGTATTGGTCCTTTTCTCCTGAGAAAATAGAACAAATCAGGGCGAATAAGAGTGTTCCACATTTTGCCAAGAGATTTCAATATTTCTGATAGTGATATAATCAATTCATGCCTAAAGGATATAGAAAAGATGGAACACCATTTGGATTTAAGGTGGGTAATCAAACTGGTAAATTGCTCAAGAATAGAAAAAAATCCCAAGTCCATAAAGACAGGATTAGAAAAGCCCTATTGGGTAACAAGAATGGATTGGGAAATAAGAACGCCCTGGGAAAACATTGGAGGCGACCACAGACGGCTAATGATAAGGTTCGAGGTGAAAAACATTATTTCTGGAAAGGCGGGATTACTCCAAAAAATGAAAGGATTCGTAAATCTTTGGAATACAAACTCTGGCGAACCGCTGTTTTTGAGAGAGATAAACACACCTGTATTTGGTGTGGAAATAACCAGGGAGGAAATCTTGAAGCCGACCATATAAAGAAGTTTTCGGATTTCCCCGAACTCCGCTTCGCAATAGATAATGGACGAACATTATGTAAACCATGCCATAGAAAAACGGATACTTGGGGAAGAAGAAATCCCAAGTATAATTAAGTGTTATAATATATATTATGAAACATGTAATGCATAAGATGCCTAATGGTAAAATGATGAGTGATAAAAAGATGAAGAAAATGGGAAAAAAGAAGATGATGAGTCTTCGAGATATGCCCATGAAAAATTAATGCCTTTTAAGAGCGTAAAACAACGAAAATATTTATTTGCCAATAAACCCAAAATTGCAAGAAGGTGGGCGAAGAAATATGGCGCTAAAATAAAATGATTCTCAGGGAAATAAATAAGGAAATAAATGATTTCAAGAATAGACAAATTCAGATTGTTCCGAGTTTGTTTTTCAATCAATATGAAACACTTCAGCAAATCTATTTCTATTATAACTCAAAATATAAAACGGGCGAAGTTGATGCTGATGGAGATAGGAAATATTTCCATAATATAAACAGAAATCCCTGCAAGGTTGGTTCTAAGTCTATTGACTTTGATACGAAGAATATTCGTCTCTTAACTACCGAGGGGGGAGATTCCCTCAAGACATGGTTTATGGAGAGAGATCTTAAGTTCTGGATGCGAGATAAGCAATTTGGTAAAGTGCTTAATCGTATTTTTATGGAACTTCCTATTTATGGCTCTGTTGTTTTAAAGATCATTGACGGGACTCCAATGTTCGTTGATTTGAGGAATTTTGTCATTGAACAAAGTGCCGATACCCTAGAGCAAGCAAACTATATAACAGAAATTCATAATTATACCCAGCAGGAATTTAAAAGCGTGGCTAAAAAAATGGGCTGGGAAAAGAAAAAGATTGATGAAGTCATTGAACTCTTTCATCAAATGAAAGATACATCACACATTAGGCTTTATGAAAGATATGGAGAAGTTCATGATGAAGAAAAAGAAACATATTCTTTTAGGAGAATATTCATTGCCGATGTTGGTGTAGATCAATATGACCAATATGAAAGACTCACTGTTCCATATAAGGGGGTTGAATTATCTTCTGATGAATGGGGTATGGAGAATAATCCATATTGGGAATTTCATTGGAATAAGGTTTCTGGAAGATGGCTCGGTGTTGGTGTTGTGGAGGAACTATTTGAGCCGCAAATCGCTCTTAATCAATCTACTAATCTTCAGAATAAATCTTCTTATTGGGCGGCTCTTAAACTTTTCCAGACTCGCGATCAAGCTGTAAATCGAAATCTTTCAACTGATGTTAGAAATGGTGAAGTCTTGAATGTTGATTCAGAGATCACCCCAATTAATATGGCTTCTTCAGAGAATCTTGCTTTCTTCAATCAGCAAGATCAGAAGTGGATGAGAAATAGGGATGAACTTACTTTCTCATATGATGTGGTTCAGGGTGAAAGACTTCCTGCGGGAACTCCATTGGGTTCTGCTCAGATTGCCATGACCCAGACACTTTCCTACTTTGAACAGATTCAGGAAAATATCGCTATGGCTATCAAGGAATTACTCTATGAAGTAATCATCCCGCAATTTGAGAAAGAAAACAACACGGAACATACCCTGCGTTTGGTTGGAAAAGATCTTGATAAGTTTATTGAGATGGTTAAGAATAACTTGGTTCTCAAAGAAATCATCCGACAAGTAACTTCAGGTAAACCATTTCCAACCCAAGAGGAAAAGGAAGTTATGGAGATTGCCATCTCAGAGGGAATCAAACAAGAAAGAGAGAAACTTCTAAAGATTCCAAAAGGATTTTATAAGAATGTCAAATATGATGTTGATATTGATATTACGGGTGAGTCTATTGATACTCGTGTTCGCCAAGCAACCATCTTTGCTGTTCTTCAGGCTATCACAGCAGATCCAACAGCTACCCAAGACCCTATCAAGAAGAAAATAATCTATATGACACTTGAAAATGGAGGTGTCAATCCCAATGAAATCTTTGATGTAGAAAAAAAGTCTATTGATGGAATGGTTCCAGGACTTTCACCTATTGCTAAGGGTTCGGGTGGTGGAGTAAGTTCGGCTGCTCTTGGACAAGCAGTACCCGGCGCATCTCCTCAAACAGTCTAATGACTAATGAACAAAAGAAAATTTTAGAAGAACTTGGAAGAAGCGGATTCGGTAAGGTTCTTCGTGTATACCTAAAAGAAGAACTTGACAATATTGATGATATATCATCTTGTAAAACCCTCAAGGAAATGGAGGGAAGACAATACGGAATCAAACTTGTCAGGAAATTATTCTCTTTTATGGAAGAACAAAAGACCACAGAAAAAGGGAAAAATCAATACGAGTAAAAAACTCGTAGTATAATATATATATTATCAATAGTTCGTCACTTAAGACGTTAAAATGTAAACTATGAATACTGAAGATGTAATCGGGGGGTCATCACCCGAAGAGGTTATCGAGAACGACAGTGAAGTCGAAAAAACACCCGAAATGTCATTACCTGGAAATGACAAAACAGTTCCTTATGAGAGGTTCAAGGAAGTCAATGACGAACTTGCCAAACTTAAGAAACAACCGAAATCTGCGGTTAAACAGGATAAATCACCAGTAGATGCTCTCGACTTCATTAAATTGGGGAAGAAGCTACAAGACTATTCGGATGAGGAAATTGATTTTGCGACTGAATATGCGAAGTCTAAGGAGCCAGGTGAAATAACTAAAGCTCTTGAAAATGAATATATCCAGTTGGCCTTTAAAGCCAAAAGAGAAAAGGTCGAAAAAGAAAAATCATTAACGCCATCCGGTAAACAATCTGAAATGGAAAAACCTAAATCCTTCATGGATAAACTACGTTCAGCTGATCTCTCCAGTGCGGAGAAGATGTTGGAAGAAGCCGGACTTTATAAAAGTCCCAGGCCAAATCCAAACAGAAAAAATATCGGATAAATTAAATGACACAAGTAATTACAAACGATGTATCTGCTATAGTTCCTGAATTATGGTCAAAAATGGTGCAGGTTCCTTTGTATAAGTCTTTGGTTGCATTAGAAATTGCGGACATGAAATTGGGTGATTACAGTAATTCTGATACCATCCACATTCCACGTTTCGGAAATCTTTCTGCCACAACTTATACCGCTGGGACTACTATTTCTGCCGTAGCTCAAGACTGGGCATATGACACACTCGTTATTTCTTCTTACATTGTTGCTCCTTTCTATGTGGACGATGTTCACAAAATTCAGACTAATATTGACGCTGCAAGGGAACTTGCCACAGAAGCGGCTTTCCGTCTGAAAAATAGGATTGACACTGATGTTCTGAAAAATATCACAGGAGCTGATGGCTTTATGCCAGCAGACGACCTTGATATCGGTACTGGTTCCACCAATGGTGCTCCAGTTTCAGCCGGTTCAGCAAACATCATCAATGTCTTCGCGGGAGCTCGAAAGTTCCTCCGCGATCACAATGTTGAAGAATTAGGAGATTGGTGTTGCATTGTTTCCCCGAAGATTGCATCTCAAGTTGAAAAAAAGGCCGCAACGGTCGGTTTCAATGTAGCAGATTCAACCTTAAGGAATGGTTACGCTGGAGATTTCATGGGCTTCCAAGTCTATATTTCCAACAACCTTCCATCAGGAAACCTTTCAGCCATCGCCCCAGCAGCGGGTAACGGCATTATTGGCGGTCTATCTGGTGCTGGCGCATCCGGTACAACCGTTGGACGTGCTTCTTACTTCGGAAGAAAAGGTACCATCAGCGTCGCTATGCAGAAATCTCCAGGTTTGGAGATCAAGCCTAAAGACGATATGTTAGGTTCAAACTTCATCTTCTGGACTGTATACGGTTCAACTGTTACAACGAAGAACAAAGAGAGAGGTATTAACCTTTCTATGCCGACAGCCTTCACTGGCTAATAGGTAAGTTGTTTGTGCTCCTATCGCATCCAAACCTCGATGAGGTATACGATCTGGAGCACAATTGAGGAAGCAACTATCTTATAAGTTAATAATAAAATATATGTTAAATAAATTCAACAGATTACTCGCTATCTGGCGATTAAAAAATAGGTATCTATACCTAAAAGAAGTAGATAAATTAATGGAAGAATTCGTAACTGAAACCATTTTAGGTGGTGGCCCTCCTGAATTTATTGGTGTTCAAAGAAAGCAACTTATTCAACTCCAAAATGAAATAAAGTCGAAAGATAAATTATTAACTTTTCTAAGGAAAATATAGCCGTGAAAGTTTTATTTGTAGCGGATCGCCCGGATGCATATATTCATGGAATTTGGTTTCATAGAATAAATCTCCCCACCCAAGCTCTTAAATTAAGAGGACACGCTGTTAGGCAGATGTCAATAGGTTCAGAGATTCCAAAAGAATTGCTCGAATGGCCAGATGTTGTAGTATTCGGCAGAACTTATCCAACTCAATATAACCCAGTCAAGTGGATGAAGGAATTTAAAGCCCAAGGGGTAAGGGTTATTTACGACATGGATGATGATTTTTGGCAAGTGGCAAAAAATAATCCCAGTGTACTTGTGTCAAATGCCCTAAAAGATCAATACGAGAGTCAAATAAAGGAAGCTGATATTGTTATTACGCCATCAGAGGTTTTAGCAAAGAAATTCAAAAAATATTTTAAGAAGAAAATCCATCTTTGTCCGAATGGTGTAGACTTAGCTAGTTATATTGAAAGACCGCATATTCATCAAGAACTTGTAATTGGATATATGGGGGCCGCTTCTCATTGGGGAGACTTACATCTCATTGGACAAGTAGTAAATGATCTAGCAAAGAAATATGATTTCCTGTTTGCTATTTATGGACTTACGGGCGAACCCCTTGAGGCTGCTATGTATTTCTATCAAAGAACTTTAGCTGGAAATTTTGCACCAGAGAAAAATGAATATTATCGTTCGGCCATTAAATTCGCAGAACAACTCAAGGATTTAAAGACAATGCACGTTCCATTCATGCCGCCAGAATTACATCCATCAGTTCTTTCGAGGTGTGATTTTGATATTGGCATTGCCCCACTTGAAGATACCACATTTAATGCTGGAAAATCCTGTGTTAAATATTATGAATATGCTTCGGTGGGGACGGCTGTATTGGCGTCCGATGTTCTCCCGTATTCAAAAGAAGTAGGATATTTAACCAAGAATACTTACAAAGATTGGTATAAGAAACTTGAGAAACTCATTGTGGATAAGGAATTCAGAGAGAAACTCGGAAAAAAACAGCAAGATTGGGTTCACAAAAATAGAAGCCTT